AGGTGACCGGTGTTCCAGGCAAGCTCTCCGACCGCCTCTCCCAGTCGGGCTATCGGGTTGTCCACGGTGTTGAGTTCGGCGCACCCGAGGACGTGTTGGACCTGGTGCCCGAGATAGGTGACCTGACCCGACGTCAGCTGCAGAAAGCGAACTTGTCCCAGTGGTTCGGACGTCAAGCACCCGAGTATATCCGCAAAGAGAAGACGAAAGTTCTCACCTCCAGCCTGTGGTCGAACCTGACCCAGGGGCAGAAGAGGGGCGAGCAGGTCGTCGGTAACTTCGGCCCCGCCGCCACCTTGGACAACGGTGATTTGAAGAGAGTGGTTGATGACCTCCATGAAATCTTGTACGATGAAGTGCAGCGCCCAACTACTGAAGCTCTGGAGAATGCGAGAAAGACCCGTGGACCGGTTGGACGTGCTGGGGCTAGATGGTCAGCCATGCTCACCCCAATGTCCGTGGAATCACTCGCTTCTGATATCGGTTACAAGCGCTTCAGTTCGCTTCTGAAAGCACGAGGCTACTCGGATGACGAAGTAAGAGCCATCTACAAGTCGGTGCAATCCGCTAAGAAGCTGGGGTTCAAAGACCAAGGGCTGTTCTCAATAGAAGCCCACCTTCGTGCCAACCCGGTACTGCTCGACGGGTTGCGACTCATGTCCCGTCATCAGATCGCTGACTCCTATGTGAAGAAAGCAGCGGGTACCAGCTTCACGTTCGGTGGGACCATGGGTGGTGGTCTGCTCGCTTCCGCTGAGGTGAGCCAACGTGACCCTGAGGCTGGCATCGCTGAGCGTGCCTTGGCGTTCGGTGTGGGTGCTGCTGCTGGTCGCATGGGGTCGAGTCTCATCAACCGCAAGCTCCTGGGCGCTATGCCCAAGGGCACGGGTCTCATCAGCAAGGGAGCCGACGCTTGGGAGCGGAGCCGCTACCTGCACTGGGCGTACCTCCCCGACAAGCTTGCCACCATCAGGGACTACGTCCGGTTTTCCCTCTCTCCCGTGTTCGACGCCTCCAGGTACACGGAGTCGATGATCCTCGGACAACTGGAGGGCACCGCTGAGGGTCTGCGTCTGCCGGTGAACCTGTCACCCTCCAACTTCCGCAGGACAGTGGCGAAGGAAGCGAAGTTGGCTGGCGCTTCCGCTGACTCCGCTGCCCGCCAGGCTGAATCAGAGTGGGCTAGGGTCAGTGATGAATTCGCCCACGCTGCCAGAGGCGACTTTGAGTGGGAAACCATTGATGGTCTCTCCCGGCGTTTCTCCAGCATCGGTATCCTCGGGTTCTCCCCTGCCAACTGGATGGCTGCCACTTTCGCCCACTTGCGCCGTCAGGGTGTTGACGGGCAGAAGGCTTACAAGATGGTGCGTGATGTGTACACATACGGCACCACCGGTCGGTCCGCTGCTGAGCTTTCCATGAACTTCGTGTTCTTCCCCTTCTCGTTCACTAAGAAGACAGTGAAGCATATGAGTCGCTTCTTCAACCAGGACCTGTCCCGTTTGATAATCACCCAGGATATGATGGCGACTTATAACCTGCTGAACGAGGAATACAACCTCTCGGAGATGTGGCGGGAGCGCCTCCCCATCTTGGATCGTCTGCGCCGCCTCAACCTGCTGGCCTACGGTGTCGGCCTTGGACAGTTCGGTGGCGTGAACGCTCCCCTTTTGGCGGCAGCACGGGAAGTTCCCGGCCTCGGCTCCCTCTATGTCGGGCCGCAGATAGACACCATTGCCTCCGCAACTGGCATGGAGATAGACCCGATCCTCAACTTGTTCATCCCCCAGTCGGTGAGTATGAGGAACGCAGAGGACGCCAGTGCCATCGAGGAACTGGTGCGGCGTGCCGTGCCTGCCTGGAACGACGTGCAGTCACTGGTCGACGACCTGGGCGAGCAGGGGAAGGTCGTCTTCTCCCAGACCCACATGACCACCTCGGCGGAGGTGAACCGTGCCTACACGGAGTGGCGTGAATACCAGGACACCTGGAAGCCTTTCATGATAACCCAGGATCGCTCGTGGGATTCGCTGATGGCTGACCCCGTGTACTCGGCCATCATCAAGCAGAAGCGGGCGGAGATACAGGACAAGTACCCCGCTTGGCGGGAAGCTCGGGCGCAGGCTGTGGAGAACCAGACGCTCATCGACATGGAGAAAGGTGAGCGCCTGGCTAACCCTGGTGACCCTGGTGATGACCAGTTGGTCAAGTTTGAGTTTGTTCTCAAACAGCAGAAGAGCGCATTGGAGGAACAGAACGTCAGCTTGATAGGTGACTACGCCGATCCTCTCGCTCAGGATCGGATGCGTGCGGTCGCCATCCAGCTTGTGGGTGAGAACCCTCAGTTCCTGAGACTGTACAACAAGTTCTATCGCTCAGATTTCGGGGATATCAGTCGGGAAGTGAAATGAAGACTTGTTCTCTTGTTCTGCCATCGAGTACATCTCTCGGGAGGTTAAGTAATGGCTGATCCATACTCCGACGCTGGTCGGGAACTCCGGGACTGGTTGCTCAACTGGGTTCGTCCCTATGTAAACAACGACCAGATGTCTGAGTTGGAAGGGTTGAATGACCCTAACCAGATTCTGACTTCTGCCGCAGCTTATGGTGCTCCGGTCCATGACCTTCCTTCTCTGGTTGCGGGTGACAGAAGTGCGGCGAAAGCAGGAAAGCCAAGACCCCCAGGAGCCGACCCTGAGGCCCCTGTCGATTTGGAGTCACAGCTTGGATGGGCCGACGAGGAACTATATGGCCCCGGACCCTCTGGGGGAACCCCTAGCGTAGACGCTGACCGCTTGGACGCCATTTCCGCTGAGGGTGCTGGCATTCAGAATGCTACTGGTTCTTTGTCGCCGGACGATTTGGCGATCATTCGGAAGTCTGTCGTTGACTATAACGCTCTCTCCGCCGAAGAGGCCGCTCGGCTCAGCACCATTCAGCAGGAGGAGCCTCAAGATTTCGCTTTGGCGACCACTCAAGTCCAAGCTGAGATTGATGCGGGGATTCGCACCCAGGATATGCTGGAGAAGTCCTCCTGGATTTACTCCGAAGCGGGTGGCGTCGTCGGCACGGTCTCCAGCGCCAGGGAAGACCTCCTGGAAATATACGACGTTGCTCTCGACCTTGACCTGGGCACGCAGTTGGACGCTCTGCTCATGGACACTGAAGCTGAGGCAGGCGAAACAGAAGAGGATCGCCGCATCCGTGTGGTCACTGAGATGCTTCAGAACGGGAACACCCCGGAGAACCAGTTCATCCTGTCGTCCACGTTCTCCGCTGACAACCGGTGGCGTCCCACTGTTACCATTGACGGGGTTTCCAACACGGTCATACAGCAGCTAATGCCGGTGGCTGGTGACGGTTCCACGGCTCTACTCATCGCCAAAGCAGCGATGACACAAGACATTGACCCTGTCGCTTTTGGTCACGCCTGGTCTGGTTTCAAAGAGCGCATGACCGACTCCAGCTACTTGGGTGCTGCGGTTAGGGATATCGAAGAGACCGCTACGACCCCCGCTAATGCTGGCGCTGCTGAGCAGATAGCACGAGCCACATACGCCTCCCGTAAGAAGTCGCCTTACACGGGCGTGGGACGCTTGGCTCGGGAGTATCGGATGGCTCTCGACAAGTACGGTGACTCCCATTTGCTCGCCCAGGTGGCTGTGCAGGCACCCAACCTGGCTGAGAAGATGTACCTCGACCCCTGGTCGCTGTCCCGTGCGGAGCTTGAACGGGTGGTAGACCTGGTGGGCGGGTTGGAGAACCCGGACGGCACGCCACGAGGTGACCTTGCCACCGGTCAGACCGACTGGATGGCGATGCGGCTCTCCGGTGTGGGTGAGACCCGGGCCGTGGACACCATGACCGCTAACGAGGCGGCCCGCACCCTCGCCCAGTCGTGGGGCCTGCCGGTGGACGACGCCACCCTCAACACTATCGCTTCAGGTTTCAGCGGCCAGCTTGCCTCCACCTTCAGGGAGACCCTTGGTAACCCGTTTAAACCAGAGCAGCTTGGTGGGGAGCTAACCGTCGAGGACATTCCCACGTCACCGACAGCGTGGGCGGCTAACGCCCTTCGACAGTTGCCCGCCTACCAGCGGCTCTACCGGGGGAAGACCACCCAGGAGTCGGAAGAGCAGTACTACGGGCGCTTCGCTTCCAAGGCCCAGTCGGTGTTGGGGGATGAGAACCCTGAGGTGATTCAGGCTGCGATGTCTGAGGGTGACACGGGTGAGGTTGCCCGCTACGCCCTGTCCTCAGGGATCGGGTGGAAGTCCAGCACGTTCCAGCAGCGTGCCGCTTCCATCGCTGAGATGTTCCGCACGATGACATGACATCCTCGTCGTACTTGGACCCGGGTCAGTACAACCTCATTTACATGCCGGTTGTCGGGGCGTCGAGGCCGACACGTTCGGAGATAGGTGATTGCCGTGATGGGTGTTCCAGAGGACATAAGGGACTCGATATTGGTGCGGCTTACGGTACGCCAATCGTGGCCGCTGTCGGCGGAACGGTCGTCTACGCTGGCTATCGGGGCGGCGGGTTTGGGTATGCAGTTGCTATCCGTGACGATTACGGAAATACGTGGGCCTATGCTCATATTACTGAAGATTCCAGTCGTGTTGGTCTCCAGCCTGGGCAACGTGTCAATGCAGGGACTCTCATCGCTTATGTCGGACAGACTGGCAACGCCGAAGGGCCGCACCTGCATTTGTCGATCAATGAAACATCGGCATCGACAAACTCGACACTGTATGACGCATACGACCTGCTGACCGATCCGAGTGCCATCTACAAGCCAGCCGGTTGGAAGCCGCCTGGCGCTGGTTCCGCCTCGCCTGACCAGGGCAGTGGCGGTGGGGGAGGTAACAACGACAGTTCAGGGGCGGCTAGTAGTGGAGAACCTATAGTGTTGGCTACCGGCTATAAGAAATACACGGTGGGCGGGGTCACCTACCTCGTCTACGAGCTTGCTGGTACCGGTGGAGCTTCTGTTCCCGTGTACTACAAACTCACTGGGGTGAGCGCCCCAGGTTCCGCCACCTCCATGTCCGTGACGGACTGGAAAGCGATGACCAAAGGTTCCGGGTGGGTGAATGGTGGCAGCACGGAAGCTTTCCGTGGCGTTGAGCCAGGCACCTCGTGGAAGAGCATGGTCGACCGTTTCCTGTATGAGACAGGTCTGAAAGGGTCCGATGCTCTCAACGACCAAGGTGTGCTTCGGGTGCTAGCCCAGTACATCTCCCGCCCGGATATGTCGCCCGAAGAGTTCGGGAACCGCCTGCGGAACACCCGCTGGTGGAGGCAGCACACGGACACCCAGAGGGCCTGGAATGATCTTTCCCCTGCCGAACAACAGCAGCGCACCATCGACGCTGCCGGGAAGCTCACGCAGATTTGGTTCACCTATGTGGGTGAGGAAATCAACTGGGGTTCCTACGACACCAACAAGGACGGCGTCGTTTCCACCAAGGAGTTGCAGGCAGGCAACAACCAGTTGTACAAGTGGGCACAGCGCCTCGCTTCCGGTGAGATAACCGAGGTGCAGGCCATCGAGTCCTGGGTGAAGGGTGAGGCCCGGAAGAACGAGAACAGCCCTTGGGCACGCATCGTCAGGGACGAAGCGAAGCAGGCTGGGCAGCACGAGGTGGACGTGGAGACCGCTGCCGCTCAGGTGGTTGACCTGTATGAGTCTTACGGTATTCGCATCGGATGGAAGAAAGCCCAGGAGATAGGTGAGCAGCTTGTCATGAATGAGCAGTCTATCGCTGAGGTGGAAATGGGTGTGGACAAGCAGGCGAGCGCCCTCTATCCGGGTAAGCCGAAGGGTTCCACTGTGGTGGATTGGGCGCAACCGTACCTGCTCACCTACCAACAGCTACTGGAGACCGCCGACCCTGGCCTGTTCAACGGGAAGGTGCAGCGTGCTTTGAAGGACAACCAGTCCCTCGCTGACTTCTCCACGGTGCTGAGGAAAGACCCACGCTGGGAGCAAACCGCTAACGCTAGAGAGGAATATGCCAACACTGCCGCTGAGCTTGGCAGACAGATGGGCTTTGTCTGATGGCTTTGGTCAACGTCAACTCAGGCAACGAGGAAGGAATGCCCTCCGGTGGTTCGGGTGGCGGCTCGGGTGGGTCGGGTTCGCCCTCTGGTTCCGGTGGTGGGGGTGGCAAGAAAGACAAGAACCCAGCCCAGGAGGCGAGGCAGGGCGCATTCCGGGACATGATGGAGTTCAACCCTTGGCTGAAGATGCTTGGCCTTGGCTCGTTCATCCGCCAGTTGATACGGGACGGGGCACCTGGGTCGGAGATTCTCCAGGCGGTCAGGCAGACCAACCAGTACAAGCGTATGTTCCCCGGGATTGTTCGTGCGGACGGTACCCGCCCGTGGACGGAGTCGGAGTACCTCGCCCGGACTGAGGACTACCGCAATGTGCTACGGCAGTTCGGTATGTGGAAAGCCTCGCAGGATTCCCCAATGGATTACGTGTCCTTCTTCGATCTTGGGGTGGACCCCAACGAGTTGCAGGAGCGCCTGGTCCGCTACCGCACTTTGCAGCGTTCCAGCCAGGCGACGAAGGATGCCTTCTTCGTGTACGCAGGGATGGACGTCGACGACGACACCTTGTACAAGGCGATGGTGAACCCGACGTTCCGTCAGGCTCTCCAGTTGCAGTACAACGAGCGTGTCGCTGGTGGCGAGTTCACCTACAACAAGTTCATCCGTAGAGCCACCCAGCAGGGCTTGAAGCGGGTGGCGAAACTGCTCAAAGATATGCAGACCCAGGGCCTGGTCACCGGTCAGGTCATCTCCAAGTTGATGACCGTCGATCCTGATTTCGCTCAGAAGATCATGGGTTCCCTCTTCCAGGGTGGGCAGAAGCACGCTGGCCGCATGCTCGACCTGGACGAGTTGATGTCCAGCTTCGACTTCGCCATCCTCGGTAGTGCCGCTCGGGAGGCAGGGCTGGAGTTGCCCACTAAGCAGCGCATCCAGGCGCTGGTGCAGTCGGGCATCAGCCGTGCCCAGGCTGCTCGTTCGTGGGCGCAGTTCTCATCTACCAGAGGACTGTTGCAGGGTGCTGCGCAGCGTGCTGGTTTGGATGGGTTCTCCCAGGACTTGTGGGAAGAGGCCACATTGCTGGCCCGTGGTGACGCTGTTACCAAGCTGAACCGTGTGATCGGCGGGGAGAATGCTCTCGGCCAAGAGGGCACAGGGTTCGCTTCTGACCTTGAGGGTGGACGCATCACACAGCGTGGTAGGGCGCTCTGAAACTACAGTTTATCTGTAGTTCTGCGTTCCCACTGCTGCGTGAAACTACAGTTTTAGTTGAGTTCGACTCCATTCTGAGGACACTCTGCGGGGGGTATGTGAGAACCCCTTCGGTTCCCCAGGCTTGAAGGGCGTAGGACAACTGGGCGTAGGAGCGAAGACATGGCTGAAGTGCAGTTTGAGGAAGACCTCGACAAGGTCACTGGCGGTGAACTTCGCAAGCGGTATGAGGACACCCTCAAGACGCTTCGTGAGCGGGACAGTGAGGTAGCCCTCCTGCGGGCCGATAAGGTCATAAGGGATAACGGCTACACGCTTGCAGACCCTCAGGCGCTTGTAGGTGTTGAGGCGAGTGAGTTGGAAGAGAAGGCCAGAGAGCTTCATGAAGCGAAGTGGTCGGATCAGACTTCCCTCATCCGTCGACACTTTGAGAGCCAAGGCATGAGTGGCGAGGTTCTTGAAGATGCGGTTCGGAAGTTCGTGGACGGTGGAGAGACAACCGCTGGCACGACCTACACCGGGTTCGCACCGGTCATCCCCGAAGGGGTGCCAGTGGGAACAGTGCAAGCTGATGTGCATGGCTACGACGCCCTTTTGTTGGGTGTCCAGCAGGCAGAGAAGAAAGCACGCCGTTAACCGTCCCAGTACACCTACAACCTAAAGGAAATACAAGACATGCCTTCGGGAGCATTGACTCTTCTTGAGGGCCTCAAGTATTCCAAGAACGTGATGAAGCGTGGGGTGGTCGAAACGATCATCCAGGAATCTCCACTACTGGAGATGTTCCCTTTCATCGGGTTCCAGGGGAATGCCATCGAGGTCAACGTTGAGGGTACGCTTCCGACTCCAGAGTTCCGGCGAGTCAATGAGACTTACACCCGGTCCTGGGGTTCGGACACTAAGCGTTTCTTCGGCGTGTCGATCCTCGGTGGAGAGGTCTTCGTAGACAACTTCATCCTGAAGGTGGCTGCTTCGCCAGCGGATACTAAGGCCCGTCAGTGGGCCAAGTTCTCCAAGGCGATGGCACTCACTTTCGACAAGACAGCCATCGACGGCACAGGACTCGCAGAGGATTTCATGGGCTTGAACGCCCTGATCGCTGAGGGCCTGGGCCAAACCTACCCGACCGCTGCTGGTGGTCTCGACCTCAACGCCGCTTTGGGCGCAGGGCTGGAAGCCCTTGATGAGGCCAAGGACTTGCTGCGGTCAAAGTCGACACCTGACGCCCTGCTTCTGAACCGTCTGAACCGCAGACAGATCACCCAGGCTGCCCGCAACGTTGCTGGACAGTTCTCCCTGATCGACATGGGTACTACGGTTCTCGGTAAGCAGGTCAGCATGTACGACAGTGTGCCCATGCGGATCATCGGTGATGACCGTACCGGCACGGCAATCCTCGGGAACGATGAGACCTACCAGTCTGCTGGTTCTTCCACTTCGTCCATGTACTTCATCGCTTTCGGCGCTGAAGAGAACGTGAGTGGTATCTCCGGTGCTGGCGGGTCGCTGGACGTTCACGATTTCGGTGAGACTGAGGCTGCCCCAGGGCATCTTGGTCGAGTCGAGTGGTACCCCGGTATCGCAGTGTACGACCCGTTCTCCCTGGTCCGTATTCCTGGGGTTCTCCCCTAAGGGAGGTGAATTATGGCTCAAGCAACTCTTACTCCGGGTCCGGGGACAGTCGTCCAGGACGCCCTAGAACCGGTTCTGCACAATGCCGTCGTGACCACCACCTCCAACGGGGCGTGGGTCGAGGTGACCTTCCCGGAGAAGGTCCAGGCGGTCGTCACGCTGGGTGTGATCGACGCTGCGGTGACCGCATTTGACGTCGAGGTGCAGGGGGCGGACGACGCCTCCGGTACCAACACTGTCACCTACGGTCGCTTCGACTCGATCACTGGTGCATCAGACGGTCAGACCCGTCAGATGCCCACGAACATCCTGAAGCGGTGGGTCCGTGTGACCTTCACTCAGACGGGTGCGGGGAACGTGAACGTTTACGCCACGCTCCGTCCGTTCAACTGGAAGTGGAACAACACGTCAACGGCGTGACCGATCCTTCGGAAGAGGTGGAGACTACAATTCTAGTCTCCACCTCCGAAGAAGATTGGGTCACTCCGTTTGGTACCTTCAAACTTGTCATTCGGGCTGAAGGTAGAAAGGTTTCTAAAGACAATGGTTGACAAGAATCTCCAATCTGAGCTTGCTCGGGTTCTGAGAAGCCAGTTCATCGCTGGTCCTGAACGCACTGCTCGTGACCTTGCGGCTGTGTTGGCTTCCTGGGCTGACGGTGTCCTCAATGCGGACGTCGTCGAGGTAGAAGCCGAGGCTCTGCCAGGACCGT